CGTGCCGGTGCAGCATCACCGTACACCACTTGCCGCTGGCGATCGCGGCATATCGGTTGTAAGCCGACAGCGTCACGCCGGTGTTCGTCTCGCTCCCCGGCGCGCCGGCCCAGATCTGGAGCGTGGCCGATGTGCCCTTCGCCCAGGCGGACGTTGTCTTGCACAGGACCGCGTCGGCGTCGTCGCCGGCGCTGGTGACTCTCGCGCCTCCGATCGGCGGCACCCCGCCTTCAAAGCTGCGAGTGGCCCGCAGCACCCGGCGGGCTGTGTCACCGTCGAACGCGGTCCCCTTCGTTCCGGGCCTCATGAAGGCACCCCGAAGACGCTCGTGAACGCCGTCTCTTTGTAGACCTTGAAGTTCAGGGCGGTCGGGGCCGTGCCGGGGGCGGTCGCCACACCGCTCGAGAGCGCGACAGGCTGCTTCACCGGGCGGGAATCCTTCCCGAGGATGGTGACGCGGTTGGTGCCGCTGGGGCTGGCCACACCGGCGGAGTCGGCCCGCTGGTTGAACCCGATGTCCCACGGGGCGAGATCCCACGTGTCATCGTTGAACCGGAAATCAAAGGCCACCTCCCAGTATTGGACGGCCGACTGGGTCGATCCTGTCTGCGTCACGATGGTCTTCTTTTGCGCACCCTTGAAGCTGCACTTCCACTTCCGGGCGGTCTCGCCCGACCACGTGTCGGAGTTGACCTTGTTTGCCACCGACCGGACAACGACATCCCACGAGGGCGATGCAGCCAGGGAGTAGCACTTCACCAGCGACCACCCGAACTCCTGCCCCTCCGCCTCCAGCCCCTCGAGCGGATCGCCGGCAGAGTTCTTGATGACTGCCCCGTCCTTGTCTTTGTAGACCGGAACGCTGTGGGTGCTGCCGAGGGCAGACCACGCCGGGTCGGGGAGCCCAGACACGGCGTCGATCGTCTTGCCGGGGGGCGGCACGGCGTAGCGGATCGAGACGGTCCACCACAGGCCAGAATCGTCGGCTGCCGACAGATCCCACTCCATCGCCTTGTGATCGGCCATGTCGGGATGAGCGGAGCCGTAGCCGATGCCGGGGGCCGTGACGATCGACACCAGCGACTGCGTCAGCGAGTCCGTCCGAACGTCATACACCTCGAGGAACTTGTTCGATTCCCCAACGGCCCCGGATGCGGTGCGCTTCTGCGGGCGGCGGACGGACGTGACGATTGCCATTGTCAGTACCCCATGCTCAAGACTTCCATCTCGTTCCCCGCCATGTCTTCGATGCCGTCGGCGATCCGCTCCTGCGCGGCGAGCTGCTGGGCCTGGATGTCGGCACCGTCGCCACGCATCAGGCGGAACATCTCGGCAAGCCCTTCTTTCGACCGCGAATCCACGGCCGTCAGCGCCCCGGTCGCCTGCCCGCCGGGCTGGACGGCTCCGGCGGTGACGCCGGTGCCGGTGACGGTCTGCTTCTGCGCCACGTCCATCGTCGCGGCCGACTCGCGGGCCTTCGTCCGCAGTTCCTCAAACGCCTTCGTGAGCGGCCCGGCGATCGCCACCCCGGTCTTCTCGCCGGCAGGTTCCATGAGATTGGCAACGCCGGCCTGAATGGCAGCCACGTTCCGCTCGCCGCCGGCCTGGAGCTCGTCGTTGAACGCCTTGACCTGTTCGGCGATTACCTTCAACGCTCCGCCGACTCCGGGGATCATCGAGACGACCGCAATGGCCTGTTCAACGAGCCCCGAGAACAGGTAGACCACGCCGCGGAGGGCCAGCTCGACACCGTTGCCGGCGATCGACAGCGCCGAGGCGATGGCGGATCCGGCGTCGAAGACGCTGCCCCACTGCTCCCCGACGCCGGAGAGGTAGGAGAACACGCTGCCGAAGTTTGCGATGATGTAGTCGCCAACGCTGGCCAGGAAGCCGGCCCCCTCGAGGATGCCCTCTCCGATCCGCTGGCCGATCGTCGCCCCGCCGGCATCGCCGACGAGCTGCGTGAACGTGTCGGCCACGCCTTGGATTGACGGGGCAAGGTAAGCCGTCACCTGCGTGGTGATGCCCTGAATGGCAGCGGCGGCCCGCGTGAAGGCGTCGTTCATGCCTTCCACGTCCTGGCCTTGAGCGTTGGTAAGGGCCAGCCCGAAGGCTTGCGCCTCGGCGGTCGCCGCTCCGACAGCCCCGGCCCCGCCGGCGAACAGCGGCATGAGATCGGCCCCGGCCTTGCCGAAGATCCGAACGGCCGCCGCGGCCCGCTCCGCTTCGTTGGGCATCCCGCCGATGGCGTCGGAGATCGCTTGGAATCGCTCCGCCGGGCTCTTGCCCTGAAGCTGGTCGACGGAGATGCCGATGGCGTCGAAGGCCGCACGGGCCGTCGCAGAGCCTTGGGATGCACGCACGAAGGCGATGTCGGCCTTCGTCGCGGCTTTCCCGATCGACTCCATCGACACGTCAGCCAGGGAGCCGGCGTACGCCAGGCCGGAGAGCTCGCCGTACGTCATGCCGAGCCTGGCCGACAGCTTGCTTGTACTGTCGATCGTCTCGGCGGAAGCCTGCCCCATCGACAGCAGCGACCGGCCGGCCGACAAGGCAGCGCCGGCCACCTGCGTGAACAGCTGCGCCCCGGCCACTGCCGTCAGCGTCCGCATGCTCGAGCGGAGCCCGGCCACGTCGGCCGACAGGCTCTTCATCGACGAGCCGGCCTGACGCATGCCGGCCGTCAGGCCGCCCGTCGAGGCCGTGAAGACGGCGGCAACTTTTCCGATCGTGGCTGCCATGTCAGTAGCCCTTCTGTTCCAGTTGCTCGGCGAAGCCGGGGATCTTCTTCAGCTCGGCAATCATCTCGTCCTCCGTCTGCTCCTGAGAGCGCCACGACGGGAGGAACTTGGCTTCAAACTCCGTGTCGATCTCAGCCCCGGAAGCCTTCGCCATCACCGCGGCCAGTTTCCCCGACCGAGCCCAGTCGTCCCCGAACGGCTCGACCGACCAGAACGCCATCCAGTTCTTCAGCACTCGCAGCGGGATCGCCGCGGCGAGAGCGTCAACGTCCAGAACGCCATGCAAGGCAGCCAGCCTGTAGAGGAAAAGCCTCAACGGCTGGCGTCGGAGTTTCCCTCGAGTTCCTTTTGCTCCCGGTCGCTCACCGCCAGGGCCTTCGTGCCGATGTCGAAGATCGGCTGAATGACGGCCGGCGGCATCTGCCCGAGCCGGGGAGCGTCGTCGATAGTAAAGAGCCGCTTGCCGTCGGCATCGCACAGCAGCAGGGCGGCGATGACGCCACGCATGCCGACGTGGTTGCCCTTGGCCTTCTCGATCCACAGATCGAGCTCGTCGCGGGTGTCGGCGGTCGGGTCGAGGATGTAGACATCCTGCCCGAGCGACTTGATGTGCAGCTTCTGCGGCGGCCTGCGGGTGGCCAGCGAGAGAATCGAATCGACAGTAGTAAGAGCCATCAGTCCTCCCCGGTGAACACGAACGAATACGCTGACTGGATGATGCCGCCGGTCTCGCCGGCCCGCTGAGACCGCGTGATGGCAGCAGTGCGAGAAACGGAGACGCCGCCGACCGCGAAGGCGAGCGTGCCGCGGAGTCCCATATCGGACGCCACGAAGATCGGATTGCCCAGCGCCCGGAAAGAGACGGTGCCGTTGTCGACGGCCGCCCAGTTCAGTTGGCGGACGACGCGAGAGTTAAGCCCGGAGCCGACGATGGTGGCCCCGGCGGGCGTGAACTCGTACGGAGTCGATGCCGCATGCTCCGCGTCGAATCCAGTCACCGGCCCGAGGGACACGCCGGCAAAGGATGCCGTGAGCCCCTGAGCGTCAGGGATTGGGGAGCCCGGCATCGGTCACCTCTCAGCCGGTAACCTCGAACGTGGCGGATCCCATGACGAACTCGCCCGCGGCTCCGCCTTCTTCAAAGTCGGTGCAGATCGCGTTGACGCTGGTGAGACCGAGCCCGGTGCAGGCGAGGGCGTACGCGGCGTCCTGGGCAGGCGGATTCTTGCCGAAATACTCCAGCGAGATCGTCGCGCCGGGCTTGAGCGGCTTGATCTGCTTCTTACGGGTCGCGTTGGCGGCGAGCGTGCAATCCGACACGTCTTCGGTGTCGACTGCCCTCTTCACCTTGATGCTCTTCGCCCGGAACTCGATCGCGTTGAACGAGAAGACGAGCCCCTGCATCGTGTCGAGCGTTGCCGGAACTGCGGGCATGGTGTTACTCCTGCCAACGGATAGAGATATTCATCTCGACGACGAACG